ATCGAGCGACACCAGCCAGCCCGTTTAGCTTCGTGTCGTGTAGTGTGCTTACAACCACGTACGTCAACGCCCCGCCGCTCGAAACCTTGTAGGCTTGCGGCAATACGTCCGGATAGATCCGCGATCCAACCAAAGCGGCTACGCCGGTCTTTGCCGCAATGAAAGTTCGAACGGTTGTTCCGATGTCTGCCATTATTTAAGTAGTCCGCTTCCTTGCGGATTGTCCAAGTATTCCTTGATAACGCGAATCGCCGCCGACTTCGCCGCTCCGCTTGCTTCGTCTGCCGATCGCTTAACGAATTGGTTGACGGTCCGCGATCGCTTGGAAGCCTGCACCGCGTCACGCCCCCAGTAAACCGCCCTTGCGTGGTCCTTGCTGAATAAGTTGCCATGCCCGCCGCCATCGCTCCAAGACGGCCCGACGATTGCTTTTGCTCCGGTTCGAAACCTTCGGATGACGGTTGCCAGTGTGGTATGTAGCGGCTTGCTCCCGCTCCATCGCTGCCGCGTTTTTTGGCTCTGTAGCTTGCGTGAATTAGTTCGCCGACTGTCGGGTACAATCATTCGCATCTTCGTCTGCACTGGCCTTGCCGCGGCCCGCATGGCCTTGTCGCAAACCTTGAACCGAACCTCGGTATCAAGTTTTTTGAACAAGTCCTGAACCTCTTTATCGTTCAGGACCGTCATCCCAATTTGAGCTCTCTTAGTAATCGCAACCATCACGCCACCGCCTTGCAATGAAGTTCTAAATATCTGTTCTTGCCTTCGACCGGCACGACGTGGACAATTCCATATCGTTGACCGCTTCGAGTTATCTGCATTCGAGTCGTGTAGCCCGATCGATACCGCACCGTGAATACCGCATTGATCCCCGCTTCGACTTGTCGCCCTCTTGTCGTTTCGCCTCCCGCCGTCGATTCAAAGCTTGCCGGCTCATCGACAAGCCAAGACGAAAGCGACACCACCGGCTGCCCCGCCGTGTCTTGTGTCGTGCCTTCCGTGCTGACGGTAACACGATCACGCATCTGACCAACGCGAAACATTTTTCCCGGGCGGTAGGTCATGGATACGTAGCCCTCATCCGCTTGTAAACAAGTTGGGCATATCGCGAATCGTCATAAATCGCCGTCGAGTAAAGCATGTCTGGCGTCTCAAATTTATGAGCGACCAGCATTAAGATTGCTCCGCGGTCCAGTTGTGAAACGTCGGTCGTGTTCGCTCCGTAGCCGGCGACGTAAACAATTTGCCAAGCGTCCCACTCTTCTTGATAAGTCGGCACCGTGTACTGTCGCCGAAACCTGACCAGCCCGTTCGGAATGTCAAGCTTATAATCACTCGCCGAAACCGTCTGGAGCGTTCCGGCACTGTCTCGATACTTGACCGACGAAACCGATTGAAGCGGCCGAAAGCTTAGCCGTATGTTCGGCTCCCATCGCTCTTGAACATGCTCAATCGTTTGCGTAATCATCTTGGTATGCGTGTCCGCTTCCCAAGTCTCCGTTGCCTCTTGGATCAAATCAGCTAGCCGCTCGTCGTGCGCCTCATCGCTTGCGGCGATGCTGAGTTGACGCTTCGCCTCTTCGATCGTGACTGGGTCGTTCGTCGGCTTGATCGTGACGCGAACGCTCGGTCCCGTTGCCGGTTCTGTCGTTTGCAAGTTCGTTAGCGTTTGCATTTTGCACCACCTCAGCCAAATTCATCCGACACAATAGATCCGCCACGCCGCCGCCGATAACTTCGCTGTCGAGGCGATGCCCAGCAGAAAAACGCCTCCAATCGGCTTTAAGTTCTACAAACATTCCTTGACCCATTGATTCGGGTAAATGTGCTTCGCCTCAAACGTCGTCGGGTCGTGTATCACGATCATCTCTTCGAGGTGTCCGATTCTCACTTTTGGATCCAAATACAACGAATTGCCAGCCTTTTCCCATTGTCGCCAAAAATGAATGTCATCGTCCGTACGACCGTCGCCAAATTCCCCACGCTCGTCTGCCGTGCAAATAAACCACGGTTTCGGCACGTTCTTAAGCTTGTGCAAATCGATTGCCGTCAAACCGAAATGAGCTGTCGCAACTCTGATCGGCTCGTCACCGATTTCGAGCTTGTTCCCATCCCGTAGCGAGGTCAAGACAACAGCATCGCCGCGACGTGCCTGAAAGCACGAAACCGCGTCCGCTTCGGTGTTGACCAACGTCTGCACGACCTGCATCAAGTCCGCTGCGGTAAATACGCTGTCGCCATCGACTGTAACCGCGACGTCTACGCCGGCCTCAATCGATTGCTCTAGCATTTTTTGCATACACTGCCCGTAAAACACGCCGCCGCTGACCTGTAGCGGGATCCCTGTCTTTCGAAATGCTGCGTCGATAACATTTCTGCAAAAACAGTTGACGTACCGCGGGGCTGTCATGCAGCCCGTGATCTTTACTTCTTTCGTTTCCACTTTGCGCCTCGGGTGGTTAGTAAACTTAGGCCACGACGACAACGTTGCCCTGTCCGGTCGTGCCGCTTGGCCTGATCTCCGGATCCAGAACGCCGATTGCCGCGATCCCAACAGCGTCAGCCGTCGCGACGGTTCCGGGCGTGCTTAGCACTCGCAGGAACCGCTTTCGCGTTCCATCAAGATTGACGTGAAAGACGGCGACTTGTGCAGACGTTCCAATCGCCACCGCCTTCGACAACTCCGAGTTGAAGGTCGTGTAGCTTCCGGTCGCTGCGTCCGCTTCGGTGATCGCGATAGTCACGCTAGACGATTGCGTCGCCGCTGCCCTAGTGCCGACCGCAACCTGAATCGTCGCATAGTCGGCTCCAAGCGTATCAAAGGCGGCCGATACGGTAGCCGTCGAGACTTGCGGCGAAATCAAAAGAGATCGCTGTTGGGATTGTGCTTGTTTCATCTTTTTACTTCCTGATTGTGTGTGTGATTTTCAAAAAGTGCGGCCGGCTCATCACCGGCCGCACCCGGGTCCACCCGAGGCGGCGAGTGGACTAGCTTTTTAGCCGAGCTTGAGCGCGACCATCGGGCCGGCGTCGGTAGCGTTGCCGCGTTCGTGGACGTTGATGTCAACACGCTGCAAGCCACGAATGTAGATCGTGTCCGACAGGAATCCCAAAGACGAATCGCTGCGGATCGAAATGCCGCGACGGTTACCCATCGTTGCGGTCATCGCAAGATCGCCCAGGTAGCCGATGATCGCACCCGAAGATGCGGTTTTCGGCATGACTTCGATGAACCGAACCGGGTAGCCTTGGAAGACCAACTCCGGACCGCGGCCAAGGTCGGCAATGTTGTTGCCGCCCGCTGCGTTTTGTAGCCTGCCAGCGGTCGAATAGTAGGCGCGCTTGTGGAAGTACCAAGCCGGCGAAATTCCGGAAAACTCCGGAACGGCTCCGACCATCTCTTCAAAGTGTGCCATGGTCACGTTTGCGAACGTGGTAACGCCGGTCGCGGTTACGATCGAACCTGCGGCCAAAACGGTTTTAAGACCGCTCATTCCGCCGTACGTCGATGTCCCGTCTCCGTTCCATCCGCACTCGTCCTCTTGCAAAGCCAGTGCCCTTGCGAACTCGCGGGTCACGATGTCGCCAAGCGAGATAATCGAGTCCTCGTTGAGCGAACCGGTTACCCGCGTGGCAACGCCCATCAGTTTCGCGTTTAGCTTTACCTGATCCAAAGCCATGTCACTTAAGTTGACGTCGTTGCCTTCGCCGGGAAAGTAGGTCGTAAACCCACTGACCCGCCGAGGAACAAGCGACGTGTCCGACGTCATTGGCCATTGCATGGAGTACTGACGGAAAGTTCCGTAGTTCTCCTTCAGGTCGATGAGCGTGTTTTCGAGAATGTCCGGCACAAGATAGCCGCCTTTCCCGTTGTCTTCCGTCGAGTGGATCATCTGGATTCCGTTGTCGGAAAGCCACTTTTCGGATTTCTTGTTGCCAACGAGCGCGGCCAGATAGAACTGGCCGGCAATGTAGGCTTGTTCGTCGTCCTCGAACGCCGTTAGTTTTGTCTGTCGCTTGATCGCCTTCGGGATCTTTGGACGAAGGTCGCTGTCTTCGACCTCGCGCTTCCTCGGCAGTTCTCCGCCGAGCTTCGCCACGACGTTAGCCGCTTTGATCGCGTCAAATCGCTCGGCCCGTGCGATCTGCGATTGCAGAGCCTGAATCTCGCCGGGCTTGTCCGAGGTGCCTTGTAGCTTGTCGACTTCCGCCGACTCTTCCGCGGTTAGATCGCGGTTTTCGGCTTTGGCGATCTCGAAAATCGCTTCACACTTGGCCGCAACGTCGGCCATTTTTTCCCGTAGGGCTTTGATATCCCATTGCATAGCTTCGTTCCTGTCAGTGGTTAGGCCACCGCCCAGAAACGACAAACGGCCCGAGCGGGTGGCGATGGTTAAGTCGCCGACCTGCCGAGCCGCTAACGAGTTGCCCGCACAAATCAGATAATACGATTTGGTAACACTCTAACGAATGCTAGAGCGTTGTCAACTACTTTTTGAAAAAACTTGCTTTCATCGGTCTTAAGCACTTGAACCGTGATCCGGCTTGCGGCTTAGGTCGCTCGCCTTTTGCCATCGCCGCCTGCCGCATGGCCAACGCCATCGGGTGCCACGATTCGTCCTGTAGCACGCTGTCCCCGATCTCCGTGACGTAACCTTCAGCCAACGCCTCTTCCGCTGTGTAATACGTTTCGGCGTCAAGTTCCTCCATGACTTTCTTTTTGTCTTTGCCGCTAGCTTCGGCGTAAGCCTCTACGAGCGTGTCGCGGTACTTGTCCAAAACGTCCGCCGTCTTTCGCAATTGCTCCGAGTTGCCGAAGGTGAATGTCCAAGGGTTGTGATTCATCAACATGCCGTTTTTAGCAATCAGCCGCCTTTCGCCGGCCATCGCGATATAGCCAGCGGCCGAATACGCTGCCGAGTCGATGATCGTGTCTGCCCCGCCGGGATGTCGCTTAATTGCATTGTAGATGGCCCGCCCTTCGTCCACGGATCCGCCCGGGCTGTTGATGCGAATTGTTGCCCGCCGATTGCCAAGTGCCTTCAGGTCGCGAATGACGGTAGCGGAATCGATCATGCCCCAAACCGCTTCGCCGATCACGTCGTAGATAAACAATTCCCCAGAGTCTTTGTCAAATTCGTACATTTTTAGCCCTCCAAGGCTGGCAATAGGTCGCGGCGAACATAGATAGAATTGACGCGGGAGAACGCGATAAATTCATAATTAAAATGACTGTGCGAAAGCTCTTCTTTGATTTGATTCATTGTTGCTTGTAATATAAATCCGCCATGCTGAATGGCTTTTCCCCATAGCCATGACGGTATTCTTCCGTGCCTTTCGTATCCAAAACCTAAATCGAAATGCTCAACGCAAATAAAAGCAGGAAACACCCTTTCGGCAACGTCGCATGCTATTGCCAAGTCTATTGAATCTACGTCGACAACAACACCAGCAAGTTTATTTTCGTTCAATTGCGGAAAATCATATTTTCCACGAACGTCGGCAAGGGGATAAACCTGCTTTAATGCTCGCTGTCTAAGTTCATCTTGTTCAAAAAGCACCGTCGAAATGCCTTTTTGATAAAGCGGCAACAATGTTAGCGGCAAATCTTGGCCTCCGTCACCTGCACCAATCTCGATTGCCTGATTGACGCCCAACCGCTCCGCCAAAGCGGCCAGATAACCGCTTTCACCGAATTGCCAGCCGCTGCGATGCTCATCGAGCCACTTAGCGGGCTCGTAAACCGTCCTGACCTGCCAATCATCCATTGCAAACCGCCTCAACTAATGCCTCTGCGCGGCCCGTCCACGTCGCTACAAGCTCCGCAACGGCACCGGCTAAATCGTCTGGCCCAACTGTACCAGATAGCTCTAACAGCGTCTCATGCGATTCCTTGCAATAATCGGCCGCTATGGCTCGATCGCCCCCAAGTTCCTCGACAACATCGCCCAGCGTATCGCGCCAAGCACCATAAAAGCGGTCGATCGAACCGATAAATTTGTTTGGATTGCTTGCGTAGCCGTTTACGCGCTTAGCTTCGACGCCGATCAGATGCTGCACACGCTCCGAAATGACCCGCCGATTACTTGGCCCGACCGGCTCGTTATCGCCGGGTACTTGTTCGGTGTCTGATCGCGGATCGATCGCCGGATTGTCATACGTGTCCCCGCCTTCGTAGGGGTTCATTGCCAAGTACTTAACGCGGATCTCATTGGGCGACATGATCCGGCCCATTACCATCTTCGTCGCGAAGTCTGCCGTTTTGCTCATGTCTGCCTTGAGCAATGCCGAGCGGTCGAAGGTGAATGCGTGGGTATAACGCTCCTTCTGCCGTTCGGTGAGAAGCTTCGTCCACGCCTCTTGCTCAATCTTGGTTAGCCAATTGTCGAGGCACGACGTAAGGTATTCCAAATTGTGCTCTTCGAGACTGTTGTATCCTTGCGAATCGCCATCGCCGGGAATTGAGCCTAGCCCGAACCATAGCATTACGTCCTGTCGTTGAAATTTTCGTTGCTCAAGCCATTGCGAGTCGCGGCCATTCATCGCGACCATGTTCGCCTTGATGCCTTCGCGAAGCATCGCGGTTTTGCCTGCGTTATCTTCGCCATCGTGGGCATCTCGGAAAAAGTCGAGAAACTTTTTTGCGTCGTCTTCATTGCGAAACATTCCGGGCGGGGCTTCTAGGATTAATGATCCGCTGAAACCCTTTTTCGCAAGCGAAAACACTTGCTTCTCTGCGGCTAGGCCAGTGCCAAAGCTTTCGGCTGCTGTCGCGAATACGCTTTTACCCTGTACGCCGTCGAAGCCAAACCCGGGAACGTGAAAAACGTCCGCATCGGGAATTGCGATCACCTTTTCCGGATGCAAAATCATATCGTTGTAGAGGCTCAAATGGTCGTCGCGATCAATGATCGTAAGATGCCACTTTTCACCATCGACTAGGCCCGTGTCGCTGCGATCTGGCAAAAGCGGAATAAGTTCTTTCGGCCTTCCAGCAGCGTCGCGAATGATCGCCGAGCGCCAATTGCCCCACAGCAAAGCATGCCCCATGCCCTGTTGTTTCCAATGAAACGCCGTCTGGTAGACGTTTGGGCGATACCCGACAAGCCGATAGGCAGGGTGTGAGGCGTCTGGCGTAACCTCTCGCTCTCCAAGGCGATTAACAACCATTGGCAACTTGCCGACGTCGCCGCTTATCTTGTTCGTGCAATACCAAACCGGTGCGTACTTGATCGATTTCGACGCGGTCATCCGCTCATCGAGGTCTTCTAGCGAAAAGCCGAAGATGCGGCCAGCAAATTGACGAAACCGTCCGGAGAACTGCGTTAAATAGTCCAGCATCGCATCCCTACGCTATGAAGAGTGATCCGGTCGGTCGTGAAGGTGCAAGCATTGCCAGCCGCAATGCCATAAGCGAAGCGACTGCCGCGTCAATTTTTTCTTCGCTGTTCTTTTTGTCCGGCATCATCCGGCCGGCACTGTTTTCGTTGGTCATCATTGCCAAAAAACAAAACCGCAAAATGTCGTCTTTCTCGTCAAATGTTACACGATTTTCACGAATTGCGGATGCTATTTCCTGCAACGGCTCGTGAAAATGGTAGGCGTTTTGAGGCATCTTGAGCACCTCTAGGCCCTTCTCTGATAGCTCGTCGCCTAGTTGTGCCGCGTTGTATGGGTCGTATGCCACCGCCTTACAGCCCTGATCCCAAGCCACGGAGAGCAAATCGTCGCGAAGAGACGCCACGACGTACCGAACCCGCTTCAATTGCCCTTCGTGAATCCAGTCCGCCCACGGCAGCCGAGTTAAGTCGCGCGTCGTGTCTTCAACAATGAAATTCTTTGTCGTTAATTCGTAACGCCAAATGTCTTTCCCGTCTTCGTCGCGGTCGTGTGGGAATCGAGCACACGATGCCCTCGATGCGAGGTCGTCGCGGCCGCCTAAGTCGATGCCAGCGGTGATGCAATCGGCAGACTTCCAATCGGACAGCGGTCCCCGGCACCGGTCGAAGTCTGCTGGGTTGATGAATCGGGCGGCGCTACTAACTTTGCGGTTCCCGTGATAGCGGATAAACCGAAGCATGGCCGCCGGTGACTCTTGGGCCTTGGTCGCTTGCTCTCGAAGGTATTCGGTTTTGATCGAGACGCCGATATTCGGATTTGCTTTTACCCAGTTGCTTTCGTCAAGTGGCTCGTCATCTTCGTCAAGCTCAAAGACGTATGAAAAAAACGTTTCGTCTTTGATGTCGCCGCGGGCTACTTTCGTCGCGTAGTCGTAATCCTCTTGCCAAAGCTTTGACGAATCATCTCCAGCGGTCGTGAAGTCACCGATTAGCGGTTGAACGCGATTGCCGCTGCCGGTAACCATCGTATCGTAAAACTTTCGGTGATACTCTTGCCAAGCATGCTTCTCGTCCATGATCACGGCATGCGGGTTTAGCCCGTCATAGGGCTTGTCGCTACCGACGCATCGGATCGACCCTTGATTGTGGGCGAAGGTGATCTGCCGATTGATCCGCGTCGACGCTTCCAGGATCCGCGGAGACTTCATTCGCATCCGCTCAATCTCGGCATACATAACCTTTTCAACTTGTTCTTTTTTGGTCGCGCACAAAATTACTTCGGCGACGCTTTCGGGCCCTCCGGTTATCGGGTTGCGATCGATTGCGGCCAGTGCCAACGCAAGCCCAGCCCCAAGAGTACTCTTGCCGTTCTTGCGTGCCATCGACCAGAAAAATCGGCGAAACCGTCGCGACTTGTCCGACGTTCGCTTCCAGCCGAATAGGCACCAAACGCCAAAAGCTTGCCACGCCTCAAGGGTAAACGGCTTGCCTGCACTGTCGCCAATTGAATGGCAAAGCATCACCGGAAAGAAGTCGACATAGGCACCGGCCGCACACGAGTCGAAATAATACGGGAAGCCATCGTCGCCGATCTTGTCGAGGTCATCGACGTGACGCTGCACCGCTGCCCGAACAGATGAGCACACAACCAGCCGGCCGCTCAATACGCCGTCGATGTAGTCGCGTACCAACCTGTCCGGCATAAAATCAACCACGGCCCATCCGTTCCATCAGCATGGAAAAAGAGTCGTCTTTGTCGTCGTCGGTCTTGAGTGATTTAAGCTTCTGCCGGCTTGCTGGCGTTAGACCAAACTCTGGCAAAAGCCGGTTCATGTGTTCGCGGTACTTCTGTTCTTCCGCGACGTAGGGGTTCTTCTTCAGCTTGCTGTTGCCGTCTTTGTCGATCTCCCAGACCGCAAGCCCGGTTTCGTTTACCTTTTCCCGGGCCTCTCGCCATCGAGCGTACGCGGTGCAGTAGGCGACCAGGATCTCCCGATTGTCCGACGACAAGACGCCAAGCCTCCCGAGGTCGTCACAAAGCTCTAACCATTTTTCAGTTTCGAGTTCGCCAAACCACTCCGGCATTTCGGGCTCGCTGCCGTCTGCCGTTGGCGCTGCCTCATTTTTCCGCTGCGGATTCTTGCGGTAAGCTCCGGTGAGCTCTTTAATTTCGGCCGAAATCGGCTTTCTTCCCTTGCCCATTTTAACACCCTAGCTACAAAACCCAATTTTGTGGACGATTACGCATGGTTTCCTCGGGCTATCTTGGTAGTCTAGGCAGCATGTTGGTGGTACCCCCGTCTCATTGTGAGACTGCCTAGTTATTGTGCATTTGCTGGCTTTCATTGCTTACTTTCTAGGCGGTTGCTTCTGTCGAGCTGTTGATGGCATGGTCGGCACACTGCCAATAGGTTAGTCACGTCCAATCGCCTTGATGGATCAACATCAATAGGCACAACGTGGTGAACGTCCCTTGATAGCGTGTACCGCCCATGCTTCAAGCACTCTTGGCAAAATGGATTGTTAGCCCTAAATCGTTTTGACAACTGATCCCAATCATAACCATAACCTCTTTCGCTTCCGCTCTTGCTGTTCGTCTTAGGCTTCATCCTTTCTTTGACGCCACACTTACTGCACGTCAGCGGCCTAGCCCTTTCGTCTATCACCCCGCCGCATCGACATAGCTTGTACGCTGGCATCACGCATCCACAGCAGGGGCGATAGACACCTTGCACAACCCGCTAAGGTAAACCGTCCTTGGTGCCGCATTGTCTCTCAGCGACACCCTAAGCGTCCGCTCTGTCGTTGTCACAGCCGAAGGATATGCAAACGTAACTATGTTGTTACTTGTTCCACTGATAGTAATATTCGCATTTGCTATTACCGCAACATCGGTTCCGCTTCTCGTTTGAAAAACGATTTCGAGCGACTTGCCGCTTAAGTTGATCGGTGTAGTGCCGTCTGTAGCATAGAGCGTAATCGATTGACTTATGGTCTCGCCAACAAACGGCGATAGCACGACACCTGCTTGGCGCTCTGCCGAAATGCCAACAGCGGGAAGGACATTGACGACATTATTCCCACCGCCTGCCGGTGCCTGACTCAACGACGTCGCCTTCCACCGCCACACACCCGTGACCAATTCGAGCATCTGGCTAAATGCGTACATTATCAGCCCCATCGTGCCGGTTGCGGCCGAATAAGCACTGGACGCTGCGGACCAGATGCCCGACGCGATGTCCGCGATCGCATGAACATGGCTTGTCGGGTCGATCAGCACAACATCGCCCGCAACGGGTGCCGTAGTCAAAGCTTCTTCGAGCGTGATTGTCAGCGTGCCGTCGCCGTTATTTACGGTCGTTAAAATCGGGCTGTTCTGCTCTGCCGAAGTGCCGGTGCTCATCCACAGTACCGAATGCTCTAGCGCTCCTGTAGGATAATTCGCACCACTGATTCTGAATACAGTTGTCGTTGGCGTCGGGCTCGCTAGAATCGTGCCCTCGATAACGTTGTTCGACTTTCGCAAAATATCCATCAACTTGCCAAACGTGCCCGCGGTTGTGTGGCCGCTGTAGGCTTCGTCCCAGACTGCATCGGCAATTGCCGGCGGTGTGACATTACCATTCGTCACAATCGCATCGAATTGATTAGCCGCCAAAACCTCATAACGAAAGATCGTCATCGCGTAAGTCGCTTTATTCATGCTGATCGACAATCGGCCTAGCGTGTCGGTGTTGCCGGTTGTCAACGCAATAAGATAAGTTCCGTTGTGGCTATGCGTTGCGGTTGCTGACGCTGCCATCGCCGCGGTCGTGCCGTTCTTTGTGATGTTGAAATCGCCGATTACGGCTCCGGTATACGGATCGCCGTTTGCGTCAAGCACGGGGCCGACTTCAACTGTAGCGGCTGTCGATTGTTTTAGAAATTGCATCAGACTTGCCCCGTCAAAAGTAGTCGCCGCCGAAGTCCGCTAACGCCCGCAAAATACGCTCTCCGTCGTCGCCTTGGCGTCAACATTCCGCCGCGGCCAATCTGGTAGAGTTGATTAATTTCGTTCTGAGACATTGCACGGCTACTCATTATCTGTTCGCCAGCTAAGCAGTTATTTGGGAGAATTAACTGAAAACTGATGCCAAACCGATTAAAAACAAAATCGCCTGTGGTTCCGGCAATTGGCGAAGTTGTAGACGGAACGGAATTGAAAAACATGCTAAGAGAATTGCTCTGCCGTCGCACGGTAATCATCGTCCAAGCATTCAAAATGCTTGGTGCTGCAAAATAATTCAGGGTAGACACTTCGCCGCGAGTTCCAATTCGCGACGATCCCAAGTCAAAAAAAACAGTGGTTAACCCGTTTGCGCTGTTCGTCCAAGTTATGCCATTGTTTGCTCTGGGATAAATCCAAATATTAAGAGTGAAATCACCTGAAAAAGTGACCGACGATGCTAGGTCTAGCCTGTCGTTTGACCCGTCAAAATCCAAAGCGTATCGACCACCATCGACGACCCAATCCGTAGCCGCGTCCATATTGGTCAGCGTGCCGTGATTACCGCGTCCGCTGCGATCAAGCAAGCGATAACCGCTAGGGCCTGCCGAAGCGGACCAATAACCGACAACGCCTTGCCAGAGGTTTGAGCTTTTCATTGGATCTGCGGGTAAACTCCCTGAATCCGTAGTTCGTGATTTCCTGCTGTGCTGTTAAGGTTTGCTCCGGTGTTTTGGACAACGAAAAGCACAACCTTAGACGGTAGCACTCCCATAAAAGCCGATCGCAAACTGACGCCAGTAAATGGGTAAGTCCTGTCGCTGGTGTTGTTGGTCGACATAATTGCAACAGGCTTGCAAATCGAGTTCTTTATATCGCTGCTTGTAATAGTCTCCGCTGAACTTGTCCCGTCGAAAACATCCGGCCAGCCGCTGGAGTCCCAAGCAACCGCCCACACTTCAATCTGCCGTGCCGCTGTTGGGCTCGTTCCGGTCGTCACCTTCCCGCTGATGATGATATCTTCGAAACCGTCTGTCGTGTTGTCGATCACGGCAGACTCAAGGCCTGCAAGCAGGTTTGTGTCACTGGCTAAGCTTGCAAGCGAAGCGGTGATAACTGTCGTCGCGCCGTACTTTTGTAAAACGTCTTTTGCCATTATTTGTCACCCATCTGCTTTCGGGCGTTGATCACTAGGCCGATTCCGACTTCGGGAAGCCCGTTGTAGCTTGTCCAAGAAACCGTCGCGTTTCCGAGCGACATAAACGCGGCCGCTTGCGATTGCGTTACCATTCCAGCGGTCGTTAGGGCGTCAATCATTTGGCCAACGCTTTGACGGTCCAGGTCAACCGATTGCACCTTGCCAGCCGAATCGTCGATCCAATCAACGACCGACAAGCAAACGCCGCGAAGTGTGCCGAGCGTCGATTCGGTGCTCGCCGCAATTCGAAGCTTTGCCCACAACCCTTGCTCAATTAACCACTCTTTCAAATCTCGCGTACTCACCTGTTTTCGAACCGATACCGTTTTGGCGTTAATTGCTTGAGCGGCTTCGAGATTAGTTAAATCGGAATACTCCGGTTTGCTCAACTCCGCAATCAGTGCTATTAGGTCAGTAGTCATAATGGAGGCGGGTAGGCGGGATTTACTGGCGGGTGATTCGGTCGGTCAAGGCTTCGCAGTGTCGACACAATCGCTCTAGCAATTGTTCGTGCGACTTATCGCGTTCTCTCTGCTGTCGCATCTGCCAAGCCAAGCAAGCAGATTGCCAAGCAAGTGCCAGCGATGCGACAACAAAGAGACAAAAAACGGTCGTTGAGGATATCATGGTTCACGCGGGGGCTCGTTAAAAAACCAGCGGACGTAGTCGTCGAGTAAGTACACTATATCCATCGGGCTTGGCCCTGTAATCAGCGGCTCAAAAATTAGTTGACCGAACTGGTAAAGGCTTTCGATTAGCTCCATCTGTCAAACCATCTCCAGCGACCTGGAACGATGGCGATAGAAGCACTGATGCCACTGCCGCCGTCGCTATGCAAATCGCAAAAATTATAAAAAGGTCCATCTCATTTGTCCTCGGCGGGCTTAGGCATGGCGGGCAATTGATCACGCATCAACTGAATGAATAGCTCTCGGTCCTTGTCGTGCGAATCGACCATCCTAACGATGGCCTCGTTCTGTCGCTCGACTAGGGCAGAGATACGCTCGGCAATTTCTTCGCTTCGCTTGCGGTCCACTTCGGGGATCAACACCACCATCGAATACGCAAGAAATCCCAAAATGCAAAATAGGAGGATCGTCGGCACGCCCTGTTGAGCGGCCCACTGGACAACTAGCTTCCGTGTATCGTTATCCAGCGGCAAGTTCACTCCGACACCCTCCGCGGTGCCACGGACGGAAGCGGCCCTGTCGACTGGGATTGTGTGACCGTCGTCCGTGACACCATAGCGGATAGGCTCGATAGACTGAGATGCCCGTTGTGGATCTTCCATTGCCCACCCGAGAAAATAAAAAACTTCGGATCTTCCATGCCGCTAAGGTCAGCCGTTTTGATCTGCCATCCCTTGGCCTCGCACTGAACCGCTTCGTTCGCAAGCCATCGCCGACCGTATTCGCTGGATGCGTCGCCGACGAAAACGATCGTCGAGGTTGCACGCGGAACGGTTAGCGTGTCCGATTGTCGCTCCGCTTGTTCCTCGACTGCTGTCTGCACTTGTTGGTCGGCAATTTGGACCGCTTCGTCGTTTTTGGCTTGGTCTTTCCATGCTGACCACACAAAAAACAAAAGCATCCCCAAAAAGCAAATCAAAAAGCATCGATCTGCCTTTATTGCGGAATCAACGTCGCTCATTCTGTCGCCCCAAGTATCGGCACGCCATCGGGCATCTTGTCGCCGGTCAACTCCGCTTCGGCTTGCATCAAGCATGCGATCGCCTTCGCGTTCTTGAGATCGGCAAACGGCCCGCCGCGTTGCTCGCTCTCCATTTTGCTAAGCGTTACGCGAATTACATCAAGCGGAGTAACGCCATTTTCGCCTCGCCAGTAAATTTGTAACACTTGCTCTCCATTGGCAAACGCCGTCGTTTTTCCGCTGCCGTCTTTGCGGTTAGTGCCTTCGAAGGTTATTCCTGCCATCATGCCGCCAATGCTAGGGTTGAAACTCTTTGAATTGCGATTTGTTCAGCGGCTTTTGACTTGCTTTCGGCAAGTATTCCGCATCCTTGATCGCCCCAATCAAGTCCCCATGAGTTTACAAAGAAAATGCCAAACTTTCCACCTTCAAGAGCAAGAGCGCGAACGGCATAGACTAAGTGCCCCCACCACGGAAGACCAATCGGAACCGGTGCCGGATTCTTTGGATCGGTTAACACCGAAATAAGAGCAAGCACGTCATTTTGAGGTAGCTCGATCGATTCTGTAACTCCGTGAAGCTTTGCGTTTTCTTTTACTTCCTGCCGATCCCAATTCGACATTTTGGCCTCATTTCCTGGCCAGAGCGAATCTTCGACAACACCAAACTGATTGATATACCGCAACGCCTCTTCGCCCCACCCGCCCTCATTGCGTGCGTTCTTGCCGCGGTAAGCCGTAGGAAATGCGTTTAGATGAGGTGGCTTAATTCCTGTCATGGCATAAGCCGCCATCATCGCACCGACAACGCCGTGCATCCAACAGTATCCCCACGATCCTTGATTTAGGATCGGCACACTTGCCGCAATCCGCCAATCATCGGGAGTCGTCTTGTTTTCGTCTGCAATCTTGATTCGGTCGCGAAGCTTTCCGCGATCGCTTTCGAACGTGTATTGAAATAGCTTCGACGGCCTAGATGCAGACCCGAATGGTGCGAAATTGTAATTTCGCTGCATCCCGCCAAAGGTAAGCCCCTCCTGCCTCCACTGATCGACAAGCTTAGCCGCATTGCCGTCGTCGATGATAAGCGGATTGCTGCCGAGGTCGCTGTTATAGCTCATCGATCACCCCACCGAAAAAAGCCCGACCGTTGACGCCACTCGCGGCCGTTC